GGCTTTATTGTTTCTTTTAAAAAGGTTTTACGTGCTTCCTCGGCATTACTATACTTAACATCTTCAAAACTGCTTAAAAGGGTTCTTGGCACTCCCGTTATAGTTGAGATTTCTTCCATTATTGCTTTCTTTGAATCTAAGTAGTCAATTTCTCTCGGCGAGTGGCTTAGGTCTTCCACTTCTACATTTCCACCGGCAAAAAACGGAGTTGTGCCATCCTTGGAACGCCTTGCCTCGTTCCTTCGCTTCTTGTAGCGTTCCTTGGCTTCTTTTAACTTGCTTTCCGTCATATCTCCATCAAAACTGATAATAGAGTCAAACCTACCACCGCTTCTTGCTACCTGGGCTTGATATTTTCTCAATTCTATCTCAGCCCTTAAAGCATCATAACAAGCTTGGGTCACAAGACTTTGGGGTTTGGTAAATTCATCAGGGTTCGGTCTGTGTTGCCAAATTACTTCTTCAGGTTGATAAGTTTGTTTTTTACCCTTGTCTCCGTTTTTAAGTTCAAATCTCGCCACTTTGCCATCATCCGTAAATTTGGGTTCTATTTTCTTGGGTTTTAAAATATGAAGAGCATCTAAGGTGTCTCCCGACATCTCTTTCCAAATAAAGAACTCACCATAAACGTCATAGTGAGTTTGGATTACTTCAATAAAGTCCCTGCCCGACAGTAAATTATTTGGTTTTTCCAATACCTGTTGGACTTCTTCAATCTCTTCTCCGTTTTCATCCACGGCTTTGAACTTAATACCGCTTATTACCTCAGCTCTCTTGTTAATAGCCTTGTTCAAGTAAAGAGAGTTATTAAAAAACTCCTCAGCCGTTGTCATTTTCTGAGTATCTTTGGAATCGTTGAAGAGCCAATTAATTTTATCAAACCTTATTGCTTTTTCGTTATTTGTAAATCTTTTTTTAATTCCTTCAAACATAAATAAATACCCTTACGATTCTCTCGTAAGAGTATCTTTTTGAGGTTCGTAAACCTCGACTTGTAATTTAGTTTTAATAATTAGGTCTTCTCCGCAGTGAGGGCAACGTATTTTAATTTTATCTACATCTGCCCCCCTCGCTATTACACCCCCACAAGCAGGACAATTTATCACATCTTGGGTCATCATATCATACATTAAACTTTAAATCAAGCCCACGTAACCTTTGTTGAGGTGTGTAAATACACAGTACCGAGTGGCATCTAATGCATGGTCCTTCAATTTAACGGGTTTATCTAATATCTTATCGTTCTTAGTTTTCCAGGAATAACTTTTAACCTCATCTAATAAGTTGGTAGACCCCTTAACGATATAGAAGTTCCTTTTTTGTATTTCTTTTATTCCGCTCATAACACTACCCTTGCCCTTTTCAGCCTCTTTAGCGTTGAAATTGGCTTGCCTCAGTTTCTCTATTGCTTTTGGGTCTTCCGAATCGCAGTAAATATAATCGTCTTTGTTACAATACTTTTCAACCTCCTTTATAATATCGTCATCAGTCATTTGGGTTTTATAAAATTTCTCCTCTACGTAAATGTCATCATCGTTTATCACAACTTCAACTAAAGTAGTGGGGTTGCTATAACCGAAGTCTATTCCAAATACCCTCTCCCCTTCTTCCGGTAACTCATCACAATGCTGCCAATGGCTGTATATCTTGTTTTGAGCCTTTCCTATTTTACCAAGCCCGTAAATACGCCAATAGTTTTGGTCTTTGTTTTTAAAACTTTTAATCTCTTTTCTTTCCTTCTCCGGCAAAAACGGATTGTCTTTAAAAGTACTTCTTATCTTTTTCGTTTTGTCCTTTGTTAATACTTCATCATAAATCCAGTGGTCTTCGGCGGAAGGATTGTAATCCATAAACACGACTTCCGAAGTTCTCATTGCTAACTGCCTAAAGCTGTCCAAATCTATCTCATTCGCTTCATTTAACCAGAGATAATCCCTTCTCGCCCCTCTTACCTTTTGTCCCTTTTCAAGCCCGAAGAACTCTATTTCATTGCCATTCAGTTCATAGATATTATCAGTCTTGTTGTGGTTGTCCTCGTTGTAAAGGTTATAATTTCGTAATAAGTTTATAAAGTCCCGCATTGCACTCTTTTTCAGGTCCGGCAAAGACTTTCTGATAATAGAAAAGCGGTTCCCGGTTTGTTCATGACACAATATAATTATTAACTGAGCTATACTGAAAGTTTTTGAAGAACCGGAGCCACCTTGATTTACTAAGTAGCGGTAGCCGTCTTGTAGGGCTTGGTAGTTCTTTTTGAATACTTTAGTCGCTTTCAGGTTCAGCTCCTTCATTATCAACTATCTCAACTTTAACTTCATCGGGTCTTATTGATTCATCTTCTGAGGTAATATCCGCTCTTTCTTTCATACCGTGATTTGCCGATAACATCAACTTAGCGATAGTAGAGTTGTAATCACCAGCCAAACCATTATCTTCAAGCATTTTCTTTTGTTTGTAGTCTACTTTTTCCAAAGTGTGGAAGAACTCCTCGTATTTTTCCTTCCAGTTATACAAAGTCTTGCGGTCAACGTCAAGTAGCAAAGCAATTCCCTCAATGGTTGGAAGGCAAACTTCATCTTCTTCTTTTGATTTCTCTTCACAATCTTCAAGGTATTCTTCTACCTTCTCGCAGTATTCCTCTTTGTATTTTGTTGGTCTTGCCATATTTTTAGTACCTCTACTCTTAATGATTCAGAGTAGGGGAATTAATTCTATTATTTTATAATCTTGACGATACCAACTTTTTATTTTACGCTTTGCCTCTTGGCTTAGTGTTCTGTCATACTTGTCCGGTGTAGCATGTTTTTTTACTTTGTCAGTTGGTAGTTCTGTTTCTATTCCCAACTTCTCTTTTAATAGGGTAAAATCTTTATTTAAAGTTTCTTGTCTTCCATAGAAATATATATCGTCTTTTCTTTTTTTCAAGTAATCTATACTTTTAAGGTAATAACTAAGTGGCTGGTTAATGTGGCTTATATTATTCATTGCCGTTCTTGCTTCTTTGCTCGGTAGAGCTTCTGCTAATTCATTTGGTGTTTCAAACCTATTAAATGCTTTCTTTTCCACTTCAGTATGGGGAGAGTTATATCTTGGCTTTCCTTCTCTCTTTCTACTATAAAAAGCACTCGTAAATCTTGTAACTGGGTCTCGGTAAAAAAATATAACATCTTTACCCCTTTCCAAATCAGCCAAGGTAAAAGCGTGTTCGTGCCATTCAAAGTCCAAATCTGTTTTCTGCAGTGCAGTATATATTGCCGTTCCTCCAGTTCTACCAATATGCAGAAAGTGTTTACGCTTCATACTCTTGGTCCCGGTAAGTTTTTAAAGCCCCCCTTTCGTAATCCCACTCTTTGACTAGGCCACTCGTGTTTATCATTCTTTTAACGTTGTATTTCTCCAGGAACTTCTTAAAGAATTGCTTTCTTTTTCTCATTCTTCCGTATTCACCACTTTTCTCCCTTCGTGTCTGGCACTTGACTTCGGGTGTGAAATATACTTTCCAGTCCGTCTCTTTTAATTGTAAATAAAAATCAGAATGTTCACCACTTATTTTAAACCTTTCGTCCCACTTAACATCCTTGAATATCTCTCTTCTAATTAAAGCAAAGTTTATAACCGAACCGGTTTTCTTACACTTTATTCCTTTAATCTGTTCCCAATTGTCATTATCATCTACTTGATAAATCGTATTATCTTTTATTTCCCAGCGGTGGGTAAACTCCCAAGTATTGTTATCTTTCCCCGTTACTCCCCCTACAACTCCTATCTTTGGGTCTGATTTCATTATTTTTAAAAACTTTTCTATCTGAGCTTTTTTATCAAAGATAAAATCATCATCCATTATCAAGACGTAAGGTTCACTCGTTTCTTCTACCATCCTGTTCCGTGCTTTACTCAATCCCACGTCATAATCCAAGTTCAATACTTGATTTACATTATATTCGTTATAAAAATCGTGTTTCTCTTTGTTTTGGTCGGCTACTGTTATCTTCGCTTCGGGATACCACTTGTTAATTGAGGTAAGTAAGCGTCTAACACACTTCGGTCTCATTATTGTTGTTGCTAAAAAATCAATCGGAAGCATTGTAACGGTAGACTTTAAACTCTTTTGATTCTATCTCAAGATGCTCAAATATCTCCTGTTGTCCCCAAGGAGTGTTCAGGTAATCCATTGGGAATACCTTGAACTTGTCCGTTTTTTCTTCCCACTCTCTCGCTTTCTTGTAATACTCGTCATAGTATTTCGCTATCTCCTTCCGCTTACTCTTTAAGTCATAAGTCGGATAACACTTTGACCACTCACTTTTATTTCCTTGTCCCCAATGATTTTCATTCGGTACTTTTTCCAGATAACTTTCTATCGTATCTTCTCGGTCTCGTTTTAAACAGACAACCCTTAAATCAAAGTCGGTAAACATCTCATCCAAGTAGGGCAGGTAATAAAAAGCTACATATCTATTCATTTTCATGTTTTTAATATGCTCTTGGTAGGGTTCAAGACTCTTTTCCCAGGGTAACAAGGGGCGTAATTCGTGCTTAGCGTCTATCATTTTGGATAAACTTACCGTTCCACACCTACCTGTTCCTATCCCTAATTTAATTTTTTTCATACCTTGATTTGGGGAAGTTTTGAAATAAAGACTTGAATGCATCACTTTTTTCTGCTTCATCCGTCGTCGAGAAAAAGGGAACATCCGTTGTCAGCTCTTTCTTATTATAAAACTTATAGTCTTCTACTCGCTCCCCCTTTATCCCGTGATAATTACAATAGTAGCTTCTATGCGCTGCTTGACTTATCTTTTCTTTTCCAAATTCCTCAATTAATTCTGAGACCTTTTGTTTGTTGAATACTATCGGGAAATGCGGTTCGAAAAAGTATCCTCCCGGAAATTGCTCTTTTAAGTTCTCCAACCGCCAGTCCCAATACTCACCGCCTTCTTTTTCTTTTATTTTCCCTCTGTGGTAATAAGGAATTTCTTTGTATTCCCGCATCAAATAAATGTCGTCATTCATCCAGATAAAGTCCTCACTTACATCACTATCTACTACCACTTCTAATTTGTCTAAAACGTTTTTTATTGGGTTCAAGTGTGTATCCCATTTTCTCAATTCCTTAGCCCGCAACCAATTGGGCTTCTTCCCGATAATGTATAAATCATCAAATTCTAAGTTGCAGTCAACGGTTCTTATGGAGTATTTTAAGCCTCGTGGTTTCTTTGTAGCATCAACGGGATAACACAAGTCCATTAGTCTAATTTCTTGTCTAAGAAGTAATCAACGAACTCTTCAATAATCTTTGTCAATCTTGCCGGACTGATACTTTTAAAAGAAAAGCCGAATGTTTCCGTGAATTGTTTGTTCACCGCTTTCGAAAGTTCTTGCTCTTCTTCAAGTTTTTCAAAAAGTGTTTCGTGTTCCTCTTTAAGTATTTCTCTCGCTTGTTTTTTTCCTTCTTCCGTTGCCGTTGGGTCTTGTAATTCATTCCAAAGGTCTTCTTCCGTTAAGGTAACAGTTTCTCCTTGTCTCTCTACCTCGTGTTCTTCTTCGCCGTGTTTTGCCTTCACTTGGCTTGCCATCGCTTTTACTTCTGTTTGTAGCTCTCGTAATTCGTCTTCTAATTCGTAAATTTTTTCCAGGTCTAACTTGTCCATTTTTTTATATTTGCGTTAATGTAAATTGTGTAACCTTTTATTTCTACTGTCTTCGCATCTATGCCGTTCATTATTGCTTGGCGGGCTAATTGTCCTATTATCTCTGATTTATCTTCTTCTAAATCGTCCCAAGTAGACATTACCACTTGCCCATTTTCTCCTAAATCGACCTCATAAGTCCAAAGTATCTCAACTTTTCCAAGTTTCTTTGAAACCCATTCTCCAATAAAGGGTATCCAGTCGTAATCCGCCTCTACAATTTTCCTTTCTTCTTTAACTATCATTTTATAACTTTACCCTGGCTGTCCTTGAAGTTCTTCATACAAATCATAACAAAATCAATAATAGTCCAAATTCCCAATCCACCTAATGTGAACAGCATCAAAAATCCGGTTCCTACTTTTCCAGCATAAAACCTATGAGCCCCAAGCCCACCGAAGAAAAAGCAGAGCAAAAACATAACACCAAAGCTCCTGTCTGAAGTTTCCATAGTTTGTAGTTTAATTATATCAAATAATGACCTTTAATTCAACATCGTCTCCGGATGAATAAAACTTCGGAAACCAACCCGTTAAGCAGTCTTCAGTTGTTATTTTTATAAACATTATAGATTTTTAAGAAGTCTTCCCAGTCTAAAATGGCTACTCTTTTTGGTTTGTGCTTTCTCCTGACCGCTCCAACTGCTATTCTATCCTCTGCGTGGCTCTCCGCTTGTTCTAATACTTTGTAAATATATTTCGGTACACCTTTCCCTACTTTCACTTCTACTGCTAAGTGTTCGTCCTTTATATCAGCAATGTCGCCAGAAGTTCCCTTCCAATTTCTCTTCGTGTTTAAGTCCTTTGCTACTTCTCGCTCATTTCTTTTCCAACTTTTATCTGGCATAAATCTCCTTAAACTTTAAGATTTGTTATGACCTTTATTTATTTTTGTTCATCCCTCAATTCATCTTCTTTCCTAATAAGTTTTTTGCGTAACTCGTAATCAGGTTCTTTCATTAGGTAATAATCTCTCCTTGCTCGCCAAGGCACAGTCTTACAGTCACATAATCTATTATCTGCTATTCTCTCTCCCTTTAGCGGTATCCATACATGTCTATCATAAAATTGGCACAAATTACCTCGTGCATTCTTTTCTCTATTCCTTTCTTTGCTATAAATTTTAGTTTCTTTGCTCATAACCCTTTGATTTATAAATTTCCCTTAGACGACCTTTAAACTAACTTTTGATATCCGACCACCTCTTCCAAATATTCCTCGGATAGGTTTCTAACTTTCTCTCTAAACTCATCCGATGGCTCCCACTCATCATC